AATCATCAACACCTAGTTTGTTATACATAGATGCTCTGTCTTTAGCTAATCGTGCTTTAACGATTTCGTTTACTTGTTCCTCAGAAAATTTATTTACTGGGGTGTCAGTCTCTTGTTTTGGTTGTTCTTTTTCAGTTGTTTCATTTGAAACAGTTGGTTCAGTAGTTTGTTCTACTTTTGGTTGTTCATCAGCCATTTATATCTCCTTATATATTCCAATCAGGATTTGTAGGAATCCAAGTATGGCGGCAACGATATCCCCCTCTAACTATAAAAGGGTCTCCAGAACTTTTGCCTTTCCACGACTGTGAGTTCCATCTATCCCGAATTTGTTTTTCGGTTAATGTTCTTCCTACCATACTTACACAAAAAGGTCTAGAGTCTCGTACTAAAGTACCAGTATAGGTAAAAAATTTTAAACCACTCTCTTTTGCTTTCTTCACTGTAAACTGTCCGTGAAACTGCATGACTGAGTCATGTGCTATCTGGCCAGCATATCTTCTTAAATTTTCTCCAGCCCTATCAGCGGCATATTCTGTTTGTAGTTTTGTAACTGCATTTTGAACAGCAGTCTTTTGAGACTCAACAAATTTGTTTTCATTAATAAAATCAACTAACTCGTTAATTTCTGTTTGATTTGATTGTTGATATACTCCGTTAATATGTGATCTAATGTTTCTTTCCACCTCTGAGAAAGGTCTGCCAACTATTGCACTTTGGTAAACCTCATCATTAATTACTTTTAAAAACCTTTCTGCGATATCTTCAAAACCACTAAATGACTGATATTTTAAAGCTGTTATAGTTTGTAAATCTATTTTAGTTAAATTTTTAAATTTTGCGGGTATAGGCATTTTGCCAAAGGTATCTAAAACCTCTTTTGCTATTTTATTATAATCTTCATTAACAATTAAGTCAGCCTCTTCAAGAAATACATTTTCTATAATTGATCTAAGTTGTGGTTGTAATTCTATTGCAAGTTTTGTTGTCAATGTTGTACCAGTAACAGTTGTCTTTCTTACTGAATCAATAATATCGTTCTCTAAAGTATAAAGAACATTGATTAGTCTTTCTTCGTGTTGATCTGCAAGTTTATCTAATATTCTTGACATTTGTTAAAGTGGGAAATTTTTTTTCCATGCTCTAATCGACCAAAATGCTGGCGACAAAGATTTTTGCCCTTTTACTTGTCTTAATACTCCTCCCATTCTAGCAAGAAACGACCTTTGTCGTGATGGTATATTTTTTTTGATTGACATATTTGGGTCTCCAAATCTTACTTTTTTTACATTTTTAGTTTTACGATCTCTAACATAAACTGCAAACTTTTTACTTTGGCCAGGTGTTCTAAATGGCTTACCTAATTTAACTGTTCGACCTTGATACTTTGCCATTATCTTTTTCTCTTCCTTGCTTTCCTTGCTACTGACAAGGCTATCGCTGTTGCTTGTTTCCTAGATTTGCCAGATCGCATTTCTGTTTTTATATTTTTGCTTATTGATTTTTTACTATAACCTTTGATTAAAGGCATTATTTTTTTCTTCTTTTTTTTCTTAAATCTAAATCATGTTTTCTTGAACCACGAAGAAACGAGTTGACTCGTCCCATACTCCAGGCCGCCATCGGTACTCTACGACTACCAGCCGACAAAAATGCACCTTGCCCTCTACGATAAACCTTTGCTAGTGTTGCGTAAGTATATCTTTTAGATGCCTTAGCTTTTCTTTTAAGTGTAGCTTTTGTTGCCGCTGATAAAGGTTTACGTTTGACTGCCATTATGCCTTAGTCCTTGCTCTTAATAGACTTCTTGGAATTACTCCACCTGATTTGTAAATTGATGAAACTCTTTTAATAAGACTGGCTCTACGAGTTCTCTTTGCACCTTTAAGACCAGATAAATATTTCTTTGGTATTCCTGTTTCTTTGTCTTTAGGAACTTTCCTAACTTTCTTCTTCTTCTTCGCCATCTGGAGTCTGACCCTCAATTTCAGTTGTTGTAAATTGTCCTCTAACAGTTCTGGTATTATCAATCTCATCGTTAATAGTTTTAATTACATCGTTGTCATCTATTACTGCCTCAGCAATTTGTTTATCAAGTTCTTTGTTAAATGTTTCTGATTTTATTCCACTTGCTTTTGCCATTTGTAAGAATTGTAAATCATTAGCCCAATCTCTTACATCAAATGTATCAGGATAATCTACTGACCCGTCCCATTCTGTATCTTGCCATTTAGCGTACAAGTCCCAGATTTGCTCTTCGGCATTTTCTAAATAATCTGCTTTCTCAGAAAGTTTAGCATTCAATAATTGAAACTCTGTTTGTAGTGCAATACCACTAGAGATTTGATTTCCTGATGTACCTCTAACTGAACCCATGTGTGTGATACGATCTATTGCATCAATTTTGTTTTGGATACATTTCATAATGCCATCTAAGTTTTGTCCACTAGGTTGAATGATGTAAGGTTTTAGATCAGCTTGCATATCCTCTGGTATTTCTATGATTGAACCAGCACCAGCACTAGCCTCAACATTTGGAGTCTTAACTAAACTTGGGTGGTTTGCTAATCTGATAAGCTGTTCTTTTTCAGAATAATCATTGTATATAGACTGTTGTAAAAAAGCCACATCAGCTAAATCACTAATACCTATTGGTCTTTTTGCACCTTTAAGATTGTAAACATTAATACAAGGAATAACTCCGATAGCATTTGGCACTTGGTCAATTATTTTTACATCGCCCTCTGCATATTCTTTTTCATAATCAGTTATTTCATAAGTTATTATTTCTTCCTCAGTAAACATTTTTAATATTGCTCGCTCAGTATTTATGTCCTCAACGACCATCAACATATCTAAATAAAATCTTCCGCTAGGAGCTCTTTTGTAATTCCAGTTCACAATATTTTCTGGAGTGTAAATCGACATATAAGGTCTGATATCTTGTTGCAATTCTTCAGCTCTAGTTCTTAAATTACTTTGTGGTTTATCAATAATAACCCAACAGTTCCCGTAAATGCTAGCATTCATTTGCACCTCTCTCATCATTGTGTCAAATGATCTGCCGTCTAAGTCTGCATCATTAACAAATGCTTCTAATTGTGGGTCTCCATCTAAAGAACCATAATCTCTAGTCGGTGGTACTCTCCATAAAAAGCTAGTGTAAATCTGGACAACATTTTTACAGTGGTTATCAACTGGTGTGTGTCTAATTCTTTGATCGTATTCCTCTGGAGTCTCTAAAATATATCTGTGTAAGTAATATCCATTTTTATAATCGTTTCCTCCAAGATATGATCTAATATAAAATTCCCAGTTCTGAATATTAGCGTGCCATAGAGGGTGCTTACTTGTTAAAAATTTTCTATCCATCAACTCCACCTTTGAAGAGGGTTAGGTTTAAAATCCCGTTTGACTGGAAAATTATACTCAACCATGTACCCCAAAGCATCATTAAAATGGTCGTAGCCACTGTCTTTATCAGGCACATTTGTTCCCTCTTTGTATATCTGTCTTTCTATCGACTTAATAACATTTTTGCAAGATTTTAAAACATATAAACTATTTACACCTTTAGCATTTTTAAATTTAGAATTGACTGCATTTATTCTGTCTCTAACTAGAGGTGCTTTGTTTCTTACTCTAACCTCAAACCCAGCATTTTTTAAAAGTGCAAGATCAGTCATACCACCAGCAGATGTCTTTCTAGCTTTAGAACTTGGGTCAGGATAAATAACTATTTTTTTATTTGGGTATCTATTTTTTATCTCGTCTATCATTTCATTTGTATTTGATGACCAAATTTGAATCTCGTCAATAATATATATCTTATCATTTTCTATTACAGAAACAACAGCAGCCATCGGGTCGATATTAAAATCTTGGCCGATGTGAATTGTGTTATAACTGTTCTTATAATTTTCTATAATATTTTTATCTCTGTCAAAGTTGTAATAAATAATTCCAGCGTAGTTTACAAAGGTTGCTAAATACTCTTGTTGGAAAGTTCTTTCATCTAAATCATTCTTTGCTTGTTCAATCTCCGACTTAGACACCTGACCACCCTCTAGTGTAGTATATTTAAAACTCTGCCATTCAGGGTCTCGTTTACTGTATAGATCGTAAGCAAAGTTAAAGCCCTTTGGCGAAGAGCAGAATAGTGCATGGCCCAATGTGTCTGATAACGTAGGTCTGAGAACCTCGTACCAAGCCTGTGGTTTGATGTCAGCAAACTCATCTAACACAATAAAGTTAAGGCCAACACCTCTCAAAGACTGGTCATTATCAGCCCCTTTTAGACTTATAAGAGTGTTGTTTTTTAGCAACAATGATAAATCAGACTCATTTATTCTTTTGACCCATCTATGCCTTAGCATCATTTCTTTAAGCATATCCCAACAAATAGTTTTACTTTGACGATAACTTGGGCTGACGTACCAGACCCTTTGATTTGGAAACCTGGCAAACTTTGCCATTTCTTGTATAGCTAAAAATGTTTTACCAAACCTACGACCAGATATAAGAACTCTAAATCTTTTATTGCATTGAATTACCTCTCTTTGAGGGTCAGTAAGTGGCATTAAATCTGATCTCCCCAACTGTGCCAGCCTTTTACTTTTTGTCTAGCAAACAGTTCTACTCTTGGAAGATCGCCACATAACTCAATAATATTATCTCTAATGATGTCGGGTTTCTTACTATGCTCTTCTCTTCTACTAAATACTAATTGTTTTACTGATTTAGAAATTCTTTTTGGTTTACCTTTAGTAGCTAATAAACACTGCTCAGGATTGCACCTTGTCCAGTAGCCCATGCCAGTAAAATATCCATCAGATTTTATATTTTGTTTTACCCATGTGAAAGCCACTGTCTTAAACGTGAACCCCCATTCTTCAATGACCCTAAAAGCCTCTGGCAACATCGAATCAATAGCCCAAAGAAATAGAGTGCAATTATCGTCAGAAATATCAGAAATAGGTAGCTTACAAATATCGTCAATACTAAGGGTATTATAATGCCTGATAGCAGATCGTTTCTGCCCTTTTTCTGAATACGTTTTAAATGACCAAGCTGGGTCTGCATATATTATTTGTGCTTTGACATTTGGTAAAGGTATCACTCAACATTCCACGCCAATGGTTCGTCATCTTCCGTAATAATGTTCTCTGACTGACCTAAGATTTGTTTACCTAACCATATCTGCATTACAACATTTCCTTTTTCTGCACTCTTCCATTGTAGCTGTCTAAGCCTCATTTTCATTTCTGCTCTACCTTTTGTCAGAAATTCCGAATAACTCTTCTCAATGAGATCAGCACTACAACCAAAGAAATCTGCAATCTCTTTATTAGTACAGCCTAATGTTGCTAATTTTTTGACTTGTTCCTTGTCAATATTATATTTTTTTGGTCTCGACATATCCTCTTACCCTATGAGTTAGGTAAGTTCTGTTTATCAAAAAAATGTTAGAAAATAAAGCCTATTCTAAAATTAAAGATTTGATTGATAAAGAACCATCAATATTAGTTTCTAGTTCAGCTTTTGACTTAATACACTGATATTTCACATTACTATTAGATTTTAATTGTCTTTTAGCTAGGCGAGACCCTTTTAAACATTCTGACATCGAACTTTGAATTCTTGCCTCTTTAATCTCTCCGTTCATCAATAAAAGCAAAGCAACTACTGTTTCAACCATTTCCGTTTTCTCTAACTTTATCTTTTAATTTTTCTATATCTTCTAAAGCCTTTTCGAGTAATTGTTTGTTAAATTCTATGTTTACTTTATTTGTGACGTTTTGTTCTTGATTTTCTATTAATTTTTCTACGTCAGAAAAAAGAGATTCCAAAAGCATGAACTGTTCCTGATCGACTGGTTTTTGATCGCTAGCTTTTAATAAATCA